ACACATGCTGACTACAACGGTCAGCTAAATGTGGATGGAACAGACTACTGGATCAATGGGTGGATCAAGAAAGGCAACGAGGGCAAAACCTTCTTGTCTTTGTCGGTCAAACCCAAAGCGCCAGCAGCTCGTCAGAGTTCGGAGCCAACTCGTAAGAGTTCAGGTTCAGGCTTTGATGACATGAATGATGACATGCCCTTTTGATTTTTGGGGGGAAAGCGGATGCTGAGTGACTCTGAAGTGAAGCGCTTAGAAATCAGTGTAGCGAGTACCCCCACCCCCTTGGCGTAAAAATAGGAGAGAGAAATGAACAAATTGGACGATACATTTTTTGGCGGCGAAGTAAAAAAATTCTTTGACTTGCCCATCTTTAACCGAGTACGGAGTTCAGACCCCGTCACCAGCTACCAGGCAGCTGACTCAATTAAAGAGGTGGCTCCACAGCACTTCAGAATCATCCTAGAAGCCCTTGTGACACATGGTCCTATGGGTAAGGATGGGATAGCTTTAAAAACAGGTTTAAACCCCAATGCTGTCTCCCGCAGACTGCCCGAACTCCAAAAGCTAAACTTGGTCACCACCACTGGCAAAACCGTCAAGTCCTTAAGTGGGCGGGAGGAACGTGAATGGAAATCTCTTTAGTCTTGCTACTTTTGTGGGCTGTAATCATAGGCATTGCTTTGGGTACAGTTATTTTGGTTATACTAGCCATTTACATGATGTCAGAGGAAATATGAATTGCATGGAATATTTTGAGATTTACTATTCGGAAAGTCTTGAGCTTGATCTTGAGTTAAGGTTTACCGTAACGGACTACGACCCATCCGTGGGCGTAGACTACGAGTTTGATTATGAGTCGCTGGATGAATCAGGCAATGACCGCACTGATGACTTACAGCAGACTGAGCGGGACGAGATTGAGCGCATGATCTACAAGCACATCAAAGAAAACATTGACAAAGAAGATTACGACCCATATTGAGCAAATCACCACCCTCTACGGCAGACAGCGAGGCCGTGGAACGGTGGTGGTTGAATACTTAAACGCCTTTCGGTGCAAGCACTGCGGGGCGTTTTTTCGTTCATTTGCGGAAGCACAAGCTCACGAGATGAGCCTCAAGCCTGCAAGCCCTGCAAATACTGAGTCTTCCCAGCAACCCTGACAGCAGTCAATTCTTGCTTCTTCAGGTTGTTTGGGTCATACGAAACATGGACCCACCCACTTGACGGTTTACCCTGTTCGTAGAATTCAAGGATCAATTGGGTGTAATCAAGGTTATCCATGATCCACTGCGCCAACTCAGGGTTGGGGATGCCATCGATTTCTAGGTCGCAAGCTTGGCCCTTGCAATGGTCTGAGGTCTTCGACCCACTTACCGCAGCATTACTTTCAGGACTGCGATAGCCCGAGTTCACGGTAACTGATTTACCAAAGTGATCGCGCACAGGTTGCAAAACCTTCTCGCAAAGCAATTTCAAGTTTTCAAGTGCTTCATCGTTGGGCGTGTTGTCCAAGCCCAAGCGGGTTGCGGTGTCGGACCTAGTTAGCTCTTTAAGGGTGAAGTTTGGTGACAGGTTCATTTGATGCTCCTCATTTCGTTGTATTGGTCGATGCAGACGTTGAGACTGCGGATGGCTTGGTCACCTCGGCTGGTGAGATCGACAATAGCTTGAGCAACTCCTGAGTCAAGCTCGGCTCTTGTTTCTGTATTTCCACTGGGAGCGGTGGAATCTGAGGCGGTGTGTACGGCGCACTCGGGGGCTTTGACAGGAATGAACAGCTTGCGCTCACCAGTGGCAAGATCAGAACGCAGCTTAGTCTCTTTAGCTTTTGCAACATCGTTGGACTTCCTTAAAGTTTGCGCATATGTTTGGGCGACCTCCCCCATGCGTTTTTCTGTTTCCCGTGCCTGCTCATTCAAGCGAGCAATCTCAAGTTGCTGGCGCTCGTACTCATCGGCACTTCCCTTGAAATAACCGCTTGTTCCTGCGCCAAAAACAGCCAGGACGATACCCAGCAATACCCATGGGTTTAGCAGGCTCATGGTTTTGGTGGCTCATCGTTATCAATGGCTTCGGCCTTGGCGCTTGCGTTGGCAATTGCCTTGACACCTGAACGACCAGCGACACCGCCAAGTACCCCAGTAATGAACACCATGATGGTGCTGATCTGCTGGGTGTATACCTTGTCGATCGCCGCCATGCTGCCATTCATAGGTTGCTGGACAAATGAAACTGAGTACAGAAACATACCCATAGAGGCCAGCAGGATGGTCACCAAGACCACAATTACGAATGCCCATACCCTGACTTCAATTTCGTCAGCGTTGAGGCGATTATTTGGTTTGTATCCGATGGTAGGCATTACTTTTTCTCCTCAGGTTTAACCAGCATTTCAGGGCAAGTGCCTGATGCTGTACAAATTGGTGGTTTACATTCAGTATTTTGCCAGTTCATTGGGTCTTGGCATGGATAACGATATCGATCATCGCAACCAGTCAACAAAACAAGCACAACAGATAAAACCCAAATTTCATATACGTTCATTTTTGTCCCTCTGCTTTCTTTCAATTTCTCGCCTAAGTTTTTCAACCTTTTCAAGTTGCACTTTGGCCTCATGCTTCGCTTCCAAAATGTCAAGGTAAAGCATACCCAACATAGGGAGCATCAAAGCAACAAGAACAAGAGCAGCAACCCATCCCACTATGTCTTCCTCAATTGACCTACGAACAGGAGCCACAGCCACAGGTATAGGAGGAATAGGAAAGTCACTAGCAGATATGCTGACTTTGCTCGCAGATTTCTTTTTGCTTCCTCCCGTTGCCATGCTTTGTATCGCTCCTTTGCTTCTTGCTTCAGTCTAGCGCCCTCTTGTTCGGCGCTTATGACATCTCGCATTTCAAAAACTTTGCTATACAAAGCCCCCATCTCGGGAGGGGACTGGTACACCATAGTCTCTCGTATGGTGACCTCTAATTCTGCCATCTGATCAAGCGCCATCACCCTTTTGAGTGCGGCTTCCATCAGGTTGGCTTCAGGATCGTAAACGGTCCTTGATCGCTCTTCCTCTTCGCGGATATGAGCTTGTAGTTGAGATTGCAGCTTGAAGAACGTAGTGAGCTGGGCAACAATGTCGACCATCACTTGCGTTTCATTTACAGCTACATACTTCTCCTTCTTTTTTGTCTGTTGGACAGGCTGTTCGGTCTTTGGTTTTGCTCCGAAGAGTTTTGCCCAAAATCCCTGCACCTCACGGGCAACACCAACAGCTTCTTCAACAGTGGACTTGACCTCCATAAAAGAGGTCTTGACCTGTTTGTAAAGCTCGCATCCTTCCTTGATGGCGGCAACGCAAGCATTGGCGGCGAAGAGGATGCTGATTGGGTCAATTTTGTTCTACCTAACAGGTTACTGTTTCATCAAAACACTTCACAAGCTCTTCGTAAGGCATATCCATAAATGCCTGCACAACTATTCGCACATTATCGTTTTCGGGAAGATACTTCCACTTGCCAAAACGAGAGTTATCTTCGATGGAAACTGAATGCGGTCTTTTTGTATCCAATATCCACACATCCCCATCTTGGGCAGTAAAATACTCAACGACTTTAATTTTTTCAGGATTTACAACAACATATCCATCCCCGTTGTCAGTAGACCATCTATCGTCTCGCTCTATTTCTCCATCCCAAAATGAAGTTGTTTCTCCGCTGACACTTCGGTAAAAGTTAATGACGCAACCATCATCCAAATGTATGTGTGGGCCAAGAAGCGAAATTTCTGAATAGTTAACACCCATCAAATAACTTTTTGCGCTTTCCGGCAAAGCATCGCGTACCAATTCAATTTGTTTGCGTGGCAGATACCGTCTGATGACAGCATGTTTTTTGGCTCCCTCTGCCATCCCGTGTTTGGCAATAATGCGAGACACGTTGCCTAGATATGGAAACTCCACAGCAAGTTGGATTTTCTTTGCGTGTTTCATTTAATTCATTTAAACAAAAGCCCATAGCAATCGGTAGTGGCAGTGACCAAAGTGTCCCCCGAACTAATGCTAATTTGCGTGGGTTTTGTAATGCTTCTATCTTTTATAGCCAAATTACCAGCGCATAAAAACAACCTTGTGTCTTTAGGAAGAGTTGTTTGTGAGCCAGCTGTTAGTATGAACGAATCAAGGTCAACATCTGCGTTGCTGTTAATGCGCTCCTCAAAACAAAAAATCTTGGTTTCTCCTACCGATGTATGCTCATAAATGCCTTGAACATAATCTAAGCGTGGACGAAAAAATTGCCCAGGCGCAAAGTCTTGTATAGGGGTATTTTTTGTTATGTCTTTATTTTTAAAAAGACCTTGCACCCAAAACGTATAGCATGTAATGTCGTTATTTATGACGGCAGTTGAAATCTCTCCATCAGAATACGTGTTTTCTATTAACACATGACCAAAAGCTGCGTAAGGTTTTTGAATCATAGCTATATCACCACTACGTTAAGTGTTTCGAGGGTCGGACTTTCCTCTACCGGCAAAACCAATTCGGTTGCAGAGTAAGAATTTACTTGCCCAACCATGTCTTTGTATTCTTGTATTTTATTTGTGTCAACAACAAACTTCTCTTGGCGCTCTTGTTGTTCAACAAGATAAACACCAGCAATAGCAATTCGCTTTTTTATTTCGGCTGGGTCACTTATGTCAGGCCACATGTTTACGGGCTGATAAGCATAAGATGGGTAGTCATCAGGGTTTTGAGATTTGGTCGTATCAGACGCAAAAGAAACAATCAAAGAATTTGACTGCTCTTCAAAACTGTGAATTTTCATGTGCAATGTGTTCATATTTTTCCTTTAACCAACTCCGCCTTGTCTAGTTCCTGTAGCAGTCCATGTCACAAAACCGTTGCCAACAATATAGTTTCCAGTGCCTCCGCCTCCGCCACCAGGTGCAGTTCTAGGCGTTCCGCCTGCTCCACCAGATCCTCGACCACCTCCAGCTCCACCCGGCCCCCCTGAGGTATTTCCACCACCAACACCACCACCACCACCGCCACCCGATGTACCACCACCACCAACTCCAGCCGCTACTGGTTGGCCTGAACCGGCTGCTCCGCCGCCTCCGCCATTAGTACCTGAACCGCCTCCACCTCCACCCCCGCCATAAGTAAAAATCGTTGGGGATTTGCCACCTGTGTTGTTGAAGGCCGCGCCTCCGCCTCCGCCTCCACCACCGCCCGATGCTATCGTATTATTGTTTTGAATAGTTACAGGTCGATTTACATAAAGAGCAGACCCTCCTGGAGCGCCTCCTGCTCCTGCCGTTGCGCCACTCGGACTACCATTTCCGCCGCCGCCACCAGCGCCACCAGCGCCCTGAATAACGCCATTGTTGACGATTGTCACCGTGTCGCCTGGGCTAAATCCGCTTGGCACAAGCATGGCGTAGGAGCCTGTATTCGCGCTACCAACAGTTCCTGGAACGGTGACGGTTATATCTGAAGTGCCTGGAACATATGAGCCACCACGATTTGCGAAGACATCATAATTATTTCCTGATGCCGTTAAAGAAATAGCAACCCTATTTGATTTGCCATAAAAGTTTCCAAGAGAAATTGTTCCTGATGGAACGCCAGCTAAGGTTCGATATGAGGCTTGGTTAATATTGGCAGTAGTTGTCCCAGCCTGTCCAAGCTCTACGTTAATAGCATTAAATGATATCGGGCCTGATGCTGGAAGCGTCATGTCTTAGCTCTTAGAAAAAAAATTGTGGCTAAGAAAACCTATAACTGAACTGATAGCCGACACCACAGCAATACCAACCCACACGCCGCCCTTGCCTTTGTTGACCAAAGCAATGAGTTCTTCAATGGATGCCTCAAGCTTGTCCAGCTTTTTTTCTAAGTTCTCTACTTTGGCGGTTAGGGCGCCATAAGCAATTGGATCAATTTCGCCCATGATTTACCTCTTAGTGATTGTTGGTGGCATCTGTCTGCGGCGAGCTAAGTCAGCAGCTTCATTTTCATTTAATCCACCAGCATAAGTAGCGCCACTAAAAGCTGTACCTATACCTGGGATCATGCCTAGCAAATTGAATATGCTTTCACGCAATGGCGCATCATTACCTTTGCTTGATTGCTGTGCGGCATTTGCCATTTCAGCGGCTGTCAATGCAAGGCCAGCAACACCACCAACTTTTGCAACCTTACCCAATTTTCCGTAGTTTTCAGGAGGCTTAATGCCACGCTCCGTTGCAACAGCAGTTGGAATAACAGGTCCAAACATATCTTTAGGATATTTCTTTCTGTACTCTTGATAAAGCTTTACTGCTGCTTCTTGAGTTTTAGCTGGCTT